CCAACACAACACGCAATAACCGCAAGGGAGAACCCGGCTTCATAGCTAGGTTCTCCCTTTTCTTTTGCGAACACAACCATCCACAACCCCGCCTACTATCACCTGATTGCGTCCGGCTACGCCTGTAAGTCGTTTCACTATCATTTGATTGCGGCCGCCTATAATACTCTTGACTTACCCAGCAGCCTGTAGTAAATGCCATCGCTATGGCCCAAATCACGCAAGAAGAACTGAATAATTCAATGGTAACTCTTGGCATTGGGCGTTACCGAGCAAAGATAGAGAGCGCTAAAGGCCGGGACGCCGAGATGGAAACTAGATACGGCCAAACGCTGATGCGTAGCGCCTTGCCTAATTACACCACAAAAATCAGTGAATGGCTAGATACCGTAAAAGATTACGCTACGCCAGCTAGATACCAGTTAGAATTACAAACGCTGGAACCTAAAGTGATTGCTTATATCGCTACACGCGCAATCATAGACAGCATAACAAAAAAGCGGCCTTTGTCTCAAGTCGCTATTTATCTAGGGGCTAGACTGGAAGACGAAATTCGATGCCGTTTTTTGCTAGAAAACAATGAGGAAAAAGGCTCTGGTATTTTGTTGGGAGCTAAACGCAGAAAAGGGTTAAACGCTAAAGTCCGACACATTCGCTCGTCTATGAAAAACGAGGTAAAGAAAGGTCTCATGCCGGAATTTAAAAAGTGGGCTATTAGAGACAAGGCTAACGCAGGTTTAACAGCCGTAGAGCTTTTCCGTAGCTGCACCGGGTTGATTGAATACAACTACGTCCTTGAAAGAGCTGGTAGACGACCGACGCGCTTCGTAGCACCCACCAATGAACTCATAGATTGGATTGAGAACTACAATGACAGCCGGGAACTTATTGAACCCTTCTGGATGCCTACCGTAGACCTCCCGGAGCCTTGGACGGGTATCTGGAGTGGTGGTTATTCACAGGACGACAGGCTACCTCCTGTTTGTTTTATCAAGTCTTCTAACATGGACTACCTTCGTTCTATTGACGGAGGGCTTGAAGAATCCATGGAAGCTGTAAACTGCATTCAACAGACTCCTTGGGAAATAAACTCAGAAGTCAAAAAGGTGTTTGAGTGGGCTTGGGAAAACAATGTAACCATCGGGGACCTTCCAAACCGAAAAGACGAGGAACTACCTCCCATGCCGAGGGACTTTAAGACCAACAAAGATTCCAATACAAACTGGAGACGAGAGGCTGCTAAAATATACGACATCAATCTATCGACAAAGTCCCGGCGTCTACTGACCGCAAAAGTTCTTCACCTAGCAAATAAGTTTGAGGGAAGTCGATTCTTCTTTCCTTCCAACGTAGATTGGAGGGGTAGGGTCTACAACATTCCGTCCTTCCTAAACATCCAAAACGCTGACCCCTCAAGGGGGTTGTTGAGGTTCTTCCGCTCAGAAAAAGTCCAAACGCCTGAACAAGCGCGGTGGTTGGCTATTCACGGAGCGAACACCTACGGTAACGACAAGGTGACTCTGGACGAGCGCGTGGAGTGGGCTAACAGCTACGCGGAGGAGGCTCAGTTGATTGCGTCCGACCCCACCAAACATCTCTCTTGGAAAGACGCCGACAGTCCTTGGCAACACCTCGCGTGGTGCTTTGAATGGGCTGAATACGCACGCACCGGGAAAGTAAAAACCAAACTACCATGCGCTCAGGATGCTACCAACAACGGCTTACAGCTACTCGCTTGTCTAACACAATGTGAAGAGACAGCATACGCCACCAACGCAGCGCCTACTCCAGCTCCACAGGACATCTATGCGGTCATCGCTGCGAGAGCTGTTAGTCAACTACAAAAAGACGCTGATTCTGGTAATGTAATAGCTCGTAAATGGTTGTCTTTTGGCGTTGACAGAAAAGCCACAAAGCGACCCACCATGGTATATCCGTATGGAGGCACATTCTACTCATGTCGCGCCTACATTGACGAATGGTATCAGGACAGATTACGAAAAGAACACGCCGACAATCCCTTCAGCGAATCCGAGCGCTTCAAGGTCACTGGCTACCTTTCTAAGTTTATTTGGAGAGCCATTCAGGACGTGTTTGATAAGCCGACCAAGTGTATGCAATACCTACAAGGAGTAGCTAAAGTATTGACGCGAGCCGGGAAGGACGTGAAGTGGACAAGCCCTTCAGGTTTCCCGGTGTTGCAGCACTACACCAAGCAAACATCGAAGTCAGTTTCAACCAAGATTGCAGGGGAGGCAACGTGGGTAAACTTCCGAGACAGCACCGACGAACTAAGTGTGGCAAGAGCAAAACAAGGAATTTCTCCAAATTTTGTTCACTCCCTTGATGCGTCCATTTTGACCCGGACTGTGGTTTACGCTAACTCACTGGGTATCTACGACTTTGCGTGTATTCACGACTCCTTTGGGACCCACTCAACACGCTCTCAAGAACTCGCAGATTCGATAAGAAAAGCGGCTTCCGAAATTTTTAGTGTTGACCTCCTTCGAGATTTCGACAATACCTTGCGGCGTTCTGACACAGAGTTAGAATACCCTGAGTTACCTGAGTATGGAACATTCGACCCAACTACGGTCAAACATAGTCAGTATCTCTTCAGTTAAAACCAAACACAACTACTACAAAATGAGTAAAGACGTAAATAAGTTAGTCACCCCCATCGGAACCGCAGTCTACCCTAAGTTGGTAGAACCTGACACAGCCTTCGATGAAGCAGGGGTTTATACCTGTAAGCTCCATGTAACCAAAGAGGAGTTCGCAGAGTTCAAAGCTAAAGTGGATAAGATGGCTGACGCCGCCTACGCCGCTGAATGCACAGCACAAGGAAAAGAGGTGCGAAAAGCAACTAGCTGCCCTGTGCGTATCACCCAAGATGGTGACTACGAAATCCTAGCCAAACAGAAAGCTAAGGTTACCACCCGCAAAGGAGAGACCATCGAATTCAATATTCCTCTCTACGACAGCCAAGTCAAAATCATCGACAACAAACCTAAGATTGGTTCAGGTTCTCGTATTCGTATGAGTGTTATTTTCAGTCCTTGGTTTGTTTCATCGCAAGGCTGGGGTTACACTCTCCGACTCAAAGAGGCTCAGGTCTTGGAGTTGGTTGAATACGGAGGTGGAGGAGGTTCTTCCTTCAGTGCCGAGGCTGATGGCTATACTTCTCAAGGAGAAAACTTGAATGATGCCTTGGAGACACAAGACCCGGTCGCACCGTTCTAACGGTTACCGCTCACGTTTCGAGGAAAGGTTGGCGCTTGGCTTGGAAAAGCGAGGCGTCAGCTTCTCCTACGAGACGGAGAGGTTCAGCTACACCGTAGTTCGACACTACACACCCGACTTCATCCTCGATAATGGGGTGTTGATTGAAGTTAAGGGTTATTTCACTTCAGCAGACCGGACAAAGCACCTAAAAGTCCGTGAATCTAATCCAACCCTAGATATACGTTTTTGTTTCCAGAACGCTAAAAACAAGCTCAACAAAAAAAGCAAAACGAGCTATAGCGACTGGTGCGAAAAGCATGGGTTTCAATGGTGCGAAAAAGTAATACCAGAAGAATGGGTTTCATAAACACACACTTGCCGTGCGAAGAGTGCGGCAGCAGCGACGGCCTCGCCGTCAACGAAGACGGCAGCTCAAAATGCTTCGTATGCGGCACGTTTACACCGAGCCGTAACAGCCAACACAACAAAGAACAGAACACACAAATGCAGCAGACAGAACAACATAGAGATACACCACAGTTCATACAAGGAGACGTCATGGCTCTCCCAAACAGAGGTCTACACAAAGACGTCTGTCAGCGGTATGATTACCGCATCGGTGAACACAATGGTAAACCATGCCATGTAGCAACCTACCGCAACCCCGAGAGAACCATCGTAAGTCAAAAGGTTCGTTTCGAGGGCAAGGACTTCACCTCCATTGGTAGTCCTACCTATTTCTGGGGCCAGCACCTTTGGCCCAACGGAGGTAAACGTCTCACCATTACAGAGGGAGAGATTGATTGCCTAACGGTAGCTCAGGTAGTAGGGGAAGGTAAGTGGCCTGTGGTCAGTCTACCGAGCGGAGCACAAGGAGCCAAGCGCGTCTTTCAGAAACAGATGAAGTGGCTTGAGAAGTTCGATGAGGTCATCCTCATGTTCGACAACGACGAACCGGGTAACGCTGCTGCTGAAGCTTGTAGCCATGTCTTACCCGCTGGGACTTGTAAGATTGCTCGCCTTACCATGAAAGACCCTAACGAGCTGCTCATGGAAGGACGCAGCCGAGAAATCGTTGACGCATACTGGCAAGCTAAAGTCTGGAGACCTGACACTATCATGGACGGGGCTGAGCTGTTTGACCGACTTACAACCAGTAAAGTAAACGACAGCGTCCCGTATCCTTGGGACGGTCTAAACGACAAGACACATGGTCTACGCTTGGGAGAGATTGTTACGCTATGCGCTGGCTCTGGTATCGGTAAGAGCGCTGTTGCCAAAGAGCTTGCTCACCACCTCCTCAAGCACACCAACAAAAAGATTGGTTACATAGCTCTTGAGGAGTCCATCGAAAGGACCGCTAACTCCATCATCGGACTGGAGATGAACAAGCTTTTGCACCTTGAGCCTATTAAGGTGGACGATGACTACAGGAGCGCATTCGACAACACGGTAGGTAGTGGACGAGTTTTCTTCTACGACCATTGGGGTAGCCTTGACTCGGACAACCTACTCAATCACATCCGATACATGGCTAAAGCGCTTGGTGTTCAATACCTCGTTCTTGACCATTTAAGTATCGTTGTTTCAGGTCTCGACGGCGGGGACGAGCGGAGGCTCATCGACAACACAATGACCAAGCTTCGCGCTCTTGTTGAAGAGTGTGGTATTGGTCTTGTCCTTGTTAGTCACCTCAAGCGACCAGAGGGACGAGGCCATGAGAACGGAGCGGAGACCACCTTGGCTCAACTTCGTGGAAGTGCTGCCATAGCTCAACTAAGTGACATGGTTTTAGGACTGGAGCGCGACCAACAGGACGCCGAGGCTCGCAACATAACCAACGTGCGAGTGTTGAAGAACCGCTTCAGTGGTGACACTGGTCTAGCCGTCACGCTGCGCTTTAGTCATATCACTGGACGCCTCACAGAAGAAGAAATAGCAGCAGACCCGGTTGAGACCGAGCAAACACCGTTCAGTTAATTTATGGAATACAACAGCAACTTTAAGTATGACCTCAAAGTCGGACAAGTGGCAGAGCAAGCTCTCGCTGACATCCTCGAAAACAAAACCATCGAAGTCAAACGTGACCTCAAAGCAAAGACTACTGGCAATGTATTTGTCGAGTTTGAATCAAGGGGCAAGCCGTCTGGTATTGCCAAATCAGAAGCTGACTTTTGGTGCTTCGTTCTGGAGGACCGTTATGTCATCCTTTCGGCTGAAGAACTTAAAAAGCTTGTTGAACCGCTAAAAGGAACTGAAAGAGAAAAGCGCGGGGGCGATAACAACACCTCCAAAGGCGTATTACTAAGAACACACGAACTGATAACCAACACGAACACACCATGAAGAAAATAGTATTAGACATAGAAACCAACGCAATCGAAGATTGGGAGAATCTAACAGACCTAGAGACCATCCATTGCATTAGCATGATGGACTTAGAGACTGGCCAGATGCACTCCTACAACAGCCAGACGCCGGGAGAGATTACAAACGCCATGAGTATAATTGGCGCGGCTGACATCGTCATCGGCCACAACTCCATCGGGTTTGATTGGCCAGCGCTGTTGAAGATGGACGTGGGCGGTGAGCTTTCTCTGGACCCACCCTTTGTAATCGACACAAAGATTATGGCCAAGTGTGTTTACCCAGACCTAAAGAACCACGACTTCAGAGAGAAGAGTGTTGAGATTAGATACGCAGGTAGTCACTCGCTGAAGTGCTGGGGTATGCGCTTGGGTATTCACAAGGACAGCCACGGCGAAACCGAGGACTGGACTAAGTGGTCTCAGGAAATGCAGGACTACTGTGAGCAAGACGTAAGGGTGACCGCTAAGCTTTACGAGCACTTACAAAAGCTCGCACCAAGTAAAAACGCTTTGTTGCTTGAGCACCAGTTTGCTCAGGAGATTCAAAAGCAAGTCAGCAACGGTTTTCCGTTTGACGAAGAGAAAGCCAAAGCTCTCACAGCGAAGCTTATGACTCGCCGTGTGGAGTTGAGCGACGAGCTTCAAGAGCTTTTCAAGCCGACAGTGAAGGAGACCAAGTCGCCTATTGGCTGGTCTGTTTCTGTGGAAGATAAAACCTACACAGCGCCCACCAAAACTAAGCTCAAGACAGTGCTCAAAGAAGCAGGTCTTAAGCAGTCTCTAGTCAACGGTGCAACCAAGTTAGCCAACAAGACCAAGACCATTCCTTTTAATCCCGGTTCACGCGACCAAATCGCAGCGCGTCTCATCGAGCAGGGGTGGAAACCAGCAGCCTACGAAGGCAAGCGCCCAGCAATCAACGAAGCGGTTCTCAAGGACATAGGGACGCCAGCAGCGCTCAAGCTACTGGAATACCTCCTCGTCCAGAAGAGACTAGGAGCGCTTGCGGAAGGTAAAAACGCTTGGATGACCATGGTGCGTAACGGTCGTATCCACGGCAACGTAGATACGCTAGGAGCTTACTCCGGTCGCTGCTCTCACTACAAACCGAACTTGGGACAGATACCCGCCACCAGAGCCCCATACGGAGGTGAGTGCCGTGAGTTATTCAAGGCTCCAGACAACAAGGTTCTAGTTGGAGCTGACGCTTCGGGAATCGAGTTGCGAGTATTAGCCCACTACTTATCTAATTGGGATGAAGGAAGCTACGCCAAGACGATTGTCGAGGGTGACATCCACACCGCGAACCAAGAAGCCGCTGGATTGTCTACTCGCGACGAAGCGAAAAAATTCATATACATGTGGTTATACGGCGCTGGTGATGCAGCCATTGGTGCGATTGTGGACGGTGGAGAACGCGAAGGTAGAACTCTGAAGGAGCAGTTCCTCGCCAAGATTCCCGCCGTTGCCTCTCTGATGAAAGCCATCGAGCAGTCAGTGACACGCAGCGCCACCATCAAGGGTCTTGACGGTCGCGTCATACCAGCACGCAAGGCGTTCTCCGCATTGAACCTCGTATGTCAATCAGCCGCAGCCGTCATCATGAAGAAGGCGTTGGTGTTGTTTGCTGAGAGTGCCAACGACGAGGACTACGAGATGCACGGTAACGTCCACGATGAGGTTCAGTTTTCTTGCGACCCTGACAAAGCCGACGAGCTTGGTCAGTTGTTTGTGGACAGCATCAAGAAAGCTGGCGAGGTGTTGAACGTCCAGTGTCCTCTTGACGGAGAATACAAGGTGGGCGCTAACTGGAAGGAGACTCACTAACATGAAGAAAATACTACTAGACGCTGACATGCTGGCCTACCGGGCGGCTTTCGCTAGCGAGGTTGAGACTAAATGGGACGAGGACACTTGGACCCTTACCTGCAAGGAGAGCGACATGAAGCGGGAGGTTAAGGCGTTCATGTCGAACCTATCGGAGACACTGCAATCAAGCGACATTGTCCCGGTGTTCTCCACATCGACCAACTACCGCTACGACCTATGGCCTGACTACAAAGCTAACAGGAGAGACAAGCGCAAGCCTGTCGGTCTCAAGTGGCTAATCGGATGGGTCACTGAGGACTACAAGGGTATCTCTGAGCCTAACCTAGAAGCTGATGATTTGATTGGTATACTGGCAACCAGAGAACCTGAGAAAACCATCGCGGTCTCAGGTGACAAGGACTTTGAAACCCTACCGATTACTTGGTATAACCCGCTCAAGGATGAGACTAAAACAACCTCACCGGAAGCGGCGCGTAGGTTCCATTTAATCCAAGCACTAGCTGGGGACTCCGCTGACGGCTACAAAGGGGCTAAGGGTGTTGGTGTTATCGGGGCTAAAAAACTACTCGACAAGGACGGTTATACATGGGATACCGTGGTAGCAGCTTACGAAAAGGCAGGGCAGACCGAGGAGGACGCTTTGCTCAACGCGAGACTGGCCTACATCCTTCACGACAAAGACTTCAACGCAAAAACAAAAGAGATAACGCTATGGACGCCAGCGAAGTGAACGACCCTAAAGGAGCCGCAGGTGCTTTGAAGACTCCCATGCACCTGCTTCCCCCGTCAGCGCTTGAAGAAACTGCATGGGCGCACAAGCTTGGAGCCGAGAAGTATGGCCCTTACAACTGGAGGGACACAGGCGTTTGCGCTACGACTTACGTTGCTGCTATTATGCGTCACCTGAACAAATGGAGAGACGGAGAAGACCTAGACGATGAGTCTGGTAGAAGCCATTTAGCCCACGTTATTTGCTCAGCAAACATCCTTTTGGACGCCGCTCATTGCGGAACTCTACAAGACGACAGAAACAAGCTACCGTAAGATTAGGTATATATGAAACAGGAAAACCAAATTCCGCCAATTAGCGATGAATTACTCAAAGCTTTGAAGGCTCAGTTCCCTATGAGAGACTTAGGTCTTGATTACAACTTAAGGGATATGGACTACCACGCGGGTCAGCGTTCGGTAATTCATTTTCTTTCTTTCAAACATAAAGAACAACGTGAAAACGCGCTAACATCCATTCCAGATAAATAACATCAACTCCTATAAACCATGTGTCTAGGCTCGACTCCTACCCCGCCTCCTCCACCTCCTTCTCCAACACCTCCACCAAGACCAATGAAAAAGGTCACGAAAATAGATTCTGCTGCGCGTAAGACACGCAAGGCGTCTCAACGTCGCGGAGGACAACGCTCTCTTCTTATCAACAGGACGACTCCTAACACGGGTTCGGCTGGAAGCGGAGCATCACCTTATTAAAAACTATGAGTTATTACGGAAAAACAATCACAAACCCCGCACAGGGGACAAACACTGAAGTTGACTGGAACGGTTCTACAGGAATGTTTGCTGTTGCAGGAAGTAACTTCCAAAGTCGGACAGTTAAACTACAGCATAAAATCGGAGACACTTGGGTTGACATCGGTTCTGACGCTTCTTTCACAGCCAACGGAGCAGTTCTTTTCACCACCTCTGCCTCTAAAGTCCGGGTTAGCATCGACGCGGTAAGTGAGGGAGCAGACCTTGTTGTCGTTATCGAAGTAAAACCTGTTGTCGAAAACAAAGCTTACTAATCATGTTTCAGTTCCCGAAGGGTTCCCTTACCGCTCCGCTTACAACTGCTGTTGCTAGACCTATAGAATCTAGTCTTACAGGAAGCAGCAGCGGGGACCCCGACGCGAATGCTTACATAGCTCTACTTGAGGGCGACGGTGTGAGCGTTTCGGACGCACAAAAAACAGCGATTGATACGTTCTACGTCACTGGTAAGAGTGATGGGTGGTATTCAAAACTAAAGAGGTTTTATTTCCCTATCTGGGGTGCAGCCGCGCCAAACGCTCGATGCCTTGTTAGTTCGACTAGCGGAACATTTGAAGGCTCGTTCACGCACACCACTGGATACGCCCACCCGTCCGCTGCCTCGTCTGCGAACAGGTTCAACACCGGATACAAACTTCTGGATGACCTGACCACCGAGGATGCTTGTCTAATGGCTCTTGCCTACGATGATGTTCCTCCGAGAGACCGAGCCATTAACGCGAGTAACAAAACCATTATTGGTTCCGGTTCAGTTACCGCTAATAGTGTTCGTATTAATACAGGTAGTAGCTCACTTCTGCCAAAAGCTGTATGGTTAGGAGTTGACGAATCCACGCTTCCCACATTTGGTTCTCATGGTGTTCTCCTATCTAACCGTAAAGGAGGGGGAACAACCCTGAGTAGACGCACCGCATCAGTTTTTGACGATGACACAACAACAGGTTCACTAACGGGAACCTATAACAACAACTTTCCTATTACGGGATACGGGTCTGCCAATGGTTCCACAGGAGCCGTGGGACAAGCGACCACATCAAAAGCGGGAGCCTTAGCAATTAGTGAGGGACTAGATGCCACTGAACGCGCAGCCTACACGCTCGCCGTGAAAAACCTTTGGGAAACTTGCTCAGGATTAACATTATGATTGGATTTGTTACTACACCCGAAACCGCCTCTACCGTCACTGATGGTATTCGCGATGCTCAATTAAGCCGTGGGCAGCACTATTACTGGACTACAGGAGCGGAGCCAATCTATAGCGGAGACAACAAAGGTCAGATGTTTATCCCTGCTGGTGATGAGGTTCTTAGCACCCCGCTGCGTAACGGATTAACACCCCGCGACTTTCCTGAGTTCGACCAACTGGTCGCCCTTCTTGGAGGACTAGATTCTCGCGTTGAAATCGACCCTGACTCTTTAATTAACCCAGACATTCCTATTGAATGAACACTTCCGCAGAATCACGCTATAACGCGCTAGAAAGCGAACGCCAGCCTTTCATCGACAGGGCGAGAGAAGCGTCTAAACTAACTTTACCTTATGTAATGCCCGAAGATGGGCATAATTCACACTCACGGCTATATACACCATTTCAGGGCATTGGAGCAAGAGGAGTCAACAACTTAGCATCTAAACTACTACTAGCCTTACTCGCTCCCAATGCCCCTTTTTTCCGCCTCAACTTCGACCAAGCTAAGCTCCGCGCTGAAGGGGCTACTCAAGAAATCATCACAGAGATGGAGTCAGCGCTACAAAGCGTAGAAGACTCCGTGATGGAAGAGATTAGTCGTCAATCCTACCGGGTTGGCGTTCATGAGGCTCTTAAGAACCTAATCATCACAGGTAACTCGCTCCTGTATATCCCACCAGAGGGAGGACTAAGGGTCTTCCACTTGGACCGCTATGTAATCAGCAGGGACCCTATGGGAAACCCTCTGAAAATCATCACTCGGGAGACTCTAAACTACAATACCCTCAACGACGAACTCAAGGCAGCAGCAGGTTACCTAGAAGGAGAAACCACAGGCAAAAACTGTGATTTGTTTACTTGTGTGGAGTTGGTTGACGATAAGTGGTATGTCCACCAAGAGATTAAAGGTAACGTCATTGAGAGTTCTATGGGTTCTTTCCCCAAGGACAAACTACCCTACATTCCCCTTCGTTTCTCTAAGATTGATGGGGAAGATTATGGGCGGGGATATGTAGAAGAATATCTCGGAGACCTTATCAGCCTAGAGACACTTACTCAAGCTATCGTTGAAGGCTCCGCTGCTGCTGCTAAGGTTCTGTTCTTAGTGAATCCTAACGGCACGACGAGGGCTAAGACTCTCGCTGAAAGCCCCAACGGAGCAATCACACAGGGCAACGCTCAAGACGTCTCCGTCCTTCAACTGGACAAGTTCAATGATTTTAGAATTGCTTCTGACACCGCTAACACAATTAAGGAACGATTAGGACAAGCCTTCCTTCTTACGTCAGGTGTTGTCCGCAACGCAGAGCGTGTAACAGCCGAGGAAATTCGTATGCTAACTCTGGAGCTTGAGTCATCGTTAGGTGGTCTCTACTCTCTGTTAAGTAACGAGCTACAGCTTCCTATGGTCAACCGGGTCATGGGCCTAATGACCGAAGACAAGCGTCTTCCTAAGCTTCCTAAAGACTTGGTCAAGCCTGTAATCATTACGGGTGTTGAGGCTCTTGGACGAGGTAACGACCTTCAAAAGTTGGATATGTTCTTGGCTGGTGCTGCGCAAGTCGTAGGTCCTCAAGCTATCGGACAGTTCGTTAAGGTTGATGAATACTTTAAGCGTAGAGCTACCAGTTTAGGCATCAAGACTGCTGGGTTGATTAAGACTCAGGAAGAGATGCAACAAGAGATGCAACAAGCTCAAATGATGGAGATGGCTTCTAAAGCTGCTCCACAAGGAGTCGCTGCTCTAGGCAACATTGCCCGAGACGCAGCAGCAGCCCCGCCTGAAGAAGCTCCCCCGGAAGAATCACAACAACAACCGTAAGCCATGAGTGAATCACATGTAATCAACGACAAGACCGCCTCAGAGCAGGTCACCTTAGAAGAAGAAGCTGCTAAGATTGAAGAACAAGAAGAGCAGTCACAGGACCGCCCAGAGTGGCTTCCTGATAAGTTTAAGTCTCCAGAAGACTTAGCAAACGCCTACAACAACCTAGAGACACGCTTGGGTAAGTCTTCGGAGGAGGAAAGCGAAGAAGACCTCCCACCTACCGAAAAACCAACTGAGGAACAGCCTACCCAGAATGACGCTATTACTAACGCTTCTGTGGAGTTCTTTGAAAACGGTGGTCTCACGGACGACACCTACGCAAAACTGCAAGAGGTTGGTCTTAGTAAGGAGTTGGTTGATTCTTACATCGAAGGACAATCTGCTCTCCAAAAGTCAGGCGAGGAGTCTCTTCTAGCGGCGGCTGGTGGTCGCGAGTCTTATGACAAGATTTCTGAGTGGGCCTCGGATAACATGAGCGAAAAGCAGCTCAACGCTTACAACCAAGCCCTAGAAACAGGAAGCGACGAACAAGCCGAGCTTGCTATTGATTGGCTCAAGGGTAAATACGAAGAAGCCAATGGCGTCTCGCCTACGCTCGCACAGGGCAAGACAGCAGGTTCTGGCGTCTCAGCCTTTGAAAGCCGTGCACAAGTCATGGCAGCAATGTCGGAACGCGACGCCACAGGGCGTAAGCGCTACGAAGTAGACCCAGCTTACCGAGCCGAAGTGGAGCGCAAACTCGCACTTTCCAACCTATAACCCATATAAACCATGACAGAAGTAATCAACTGGTTAATCACCAACAAAGAAACGGTCATTCAACTCCTTACGGGTGTTGTATCCGTAGCGAGTATTCTGGCTACTCTTATTCCTAACGACAGTGCTAACGCTTGGATTGCCCGAGCAAACAAAGTTGTTAGCTGGCTAGCGCTAAACATCGGAAAGGCTAAACCAGCCTCAAAGAATGATTAAGCTGCTGGTCTCGCTCATGCTTGCGTTTCCTAAGATTGCCGACGTCTTTTTCAAAGTAAAGGATGAGTATACTAAGTCGTATAAAAAGAATCGCCATCGTCGCATGGATAAGCGTATCGACGACTGGTTGCACAACTCTAAGTAAAAGTGAAATTCCATACTTTATTTCAATACTTGAAGAACATTCTTTCTCGCCTGAAGAGAAACAAACCATCGCAGAGCTGCTCAGATACGCCGCGAAGCTTGAAGCGAGGTGAGCTTGTAGGTATTTGTATTGGTCATTCCCGTCCGGGTGACAAAGGTGCAGTCAATTACGACGGCACGGTTGACGAATGGAGCTACAACCTAGAAGCCGGGAAGGCGCTTAAAAAAACCCTTCAAGATAAAGGTGTGCGTTCGGTTCTTTACTCGACCTACGAAGGGCGAACCTACCGCACCGCGATGGCATACATCCGAAAGAAGCTCAAGCTAGACGGAGCCACGTTAGCCGTAGAGCTTCACTTCAACGCCTCTGGTGTTCCTACTGTCCGAGGTTGCGAGACTTGGTATCGTTACGGTTCTCCTGAAGGACGTAAACTAGCACAACACATTCAAACATCTATTATCGCTGCTTACGGTAACCGAAACAGAGGAGTCAAAGCAGCCAGAGCAGCCGACAGAGGATTCAGCTTCATGAAAAATGATGCCCTTCCTGCTGTTCTTTGCGAACCATTTTTCGGAGACGACAAGAAAGACTACATCTTGTTCTCCAAACCGACCAAGCTGGGTCAACACCTAGCTGACGGTATCTACGATTTCCTGTTGGATAAGCATACAAGTAACCAGAGTGCCCGAAAGGATAACGCTGTTGAGTGAACGACGCATTGACCGACCTGAAAAACCTAAAACAAACCAAACTAACCTAACAAAATTATATTATGGCTGATGGAGCTATTACCCCCTCAAGACTTGGACAAAGCAATCTCACTGGAGACAAGGACGCTTTGTTCCTAAAAGTATTTGCTAACGAAGTCCTCACCACGTTTGAAGAAACTAACGTGATGAAAGACCTCCATACCGTTCGGACTATTTCGAGTGGTAAGTCGGCGCAGTTCCCCACTATGGGCAAAGCAACTGCTAAGTATCACACCCCCGGTGACGACGTATTTGAAGCTGGCACTAACGGCGACAAGTATGCTTCGGCGCTTAACCACAAAGAGCGCGTAATCAACATTGATGATGTGCTGATTGCTGCTACGTCCATCGCTAACATCGACGAACTAAAAAATCACTACGACGTTCGTTCTGCCTATTCGACCGAATTGGGACGTGCGCTTTCTAAGCGCTTCGACCTCGCTACTATGCGAACTCTCGTTGCTGCCTCTCAAGTGGCTGCTTCTGCACAAGCTAACCCTGATGCTGGAAACGGTATCAAGATTACCTTGGGAAGCACCACTGGTGCTCCTGCGGACCTTAGCACTGCTGGTAACCTCATCCAGACCTTCCGCCTCATCGCGCAGAAGCTGGACGAGCAAGACATCCCGTCTGAAGACCGCTTCGTTGTCCTGACGCCTGAGCTTTACTACCTCCTCGCAGGTAGTGATAACGCAGCCATCAACCGCGATTTCAGCGGCGCTGGTAGCATTGCTTCTGGTAAGGTGTTGGAGCTTGTTGGACTGAAAATCTTCAGCTCGACTCACTTGTCTGACATCACCACGAACGATACGACCGCTGATGACTCCAACGCCAAGAACAACCCGTTCGATGACGCTGACGGCGCTTCGGCTGGTAAAGGCTATCTTGACGCTGGTCTCGACGTTCTTAAGTTCGTTGCTGGTCACAAGTCCGCTATCGGAACTGTCAAGCTTATGGACCTCGCTGTGGAATCGGAATACTCCATTCCTAAGCAAGCTACCCTCATGCTTGCCAAATACGCAATGGGTCATGGCATCCTTCGTCCTGAAGGCGCTGTGAGCGTTGTTTAATACATACCCCCTAGGGGCCTCCTTAGAACAGTCTTTGGAGGCCCCTTTTTTTCCTATGAAGAAAAGAGTAAACTTGCGGATAGAGCATAAGTCTAAGAAAGGCGGTCTCACCAAAAAGGGACGCGACCATTATAACCGCAAAACGGGCTCTAATCTCAAAGCTCCGGTCACGGAGAAAAACCCTAAAGGAAAGAAGGCTGCTCGTAAGCGTTCATTCTGTGCTCGCATGTCGGGCGTCAAAGGACCTATGAAAGACAAAAAAGGTCGCCCTACAAGAAAAGCGCTCGCTCTTAAACGCTGGCGTTGCTAACTTAAAATAAACAAATGGCTCTAACTACTGAACTAGAAAGTGTAAACCAAATGCTTGGGCATATTGGTGAAGCACCCGTAAACACGCTTG